CAAAACCTTTTTAACTTCACTTTCAGTTAGCAAAGTATGTTTAGGAACTAATTTATGTTTAGTAACATTAAACAATAAATTTTCCAATCCGAAAAACTGAATGAAATATTTGTGTTTATTGAACTTTTCATTAACATAAATTTCTGGATGATTCTCCTTAGAAGGTTTAAATAATATTGCGTCTAAAACTATGATAACAAGTGTATCTTTGGTTGTAAGATGAGTTTTAAATATTTCATCAATCATTTTATCCAGTTTAGAAGTTTTTTTGAATTTAGTAAGCCAATATTTAACATAAATCTTTTCGGTATTTTCCTTTGAAATAATAATATCTAATGGTCCGACTTCAGCAGTGTCTTTATTTTTATTTTGATTGTTCAACATAATAGTGATATCAGTAAGAGTATAATCTCTATACTGGTCAACATTATATCCTCTATCTTGAAGCATATCCAATAAATTAACCCTTGAACGGTAAATATATTCTGAGATTTGTAATACTACTTTTGACATTTTATATATATATAACTATATGATAAATTTTATATATGTTTAAATTAATATTTTGTTTATATTTTTCAATTTTTAAAAGTTTATTAATCATCTATTTCATTTAATTAAAAATCTTATATTAATTTAAATATGGACAAACAATTAAATAAACGTAGTAATAGTAAAAAATACAATAAAGTTGCTAGAAAATCTAAACAAGTAAGAAAATCTAAACAAGTAAGAAAATATAATAAAGTTGCTAGAAAAACAAACAAAGTTGCTAGAAAAACAAACAAAGTTGCTAGAAAAACAAACAAAGTTGCTAGAAAAACCAAACAAACAAGAAAATCAAATAAATTAAATCAAAAAGGAGGTAAAAAAACTGCATTAGATGATGTTATTCATAAAACAAAAAAATCAGAAAGTGATTTAATTAAATATTATGAAAAATATAACAAAGTAGCAGAAAAATACTATAATAGTCTAGATACTCATACAAATAATTTAAATATGTTAGATAATTTCGTCCCAAATACCAAATCATTTTACGAATTATTTAATCAAGTAGTCATGCCCGAAGAAATTACGCCTAAAAAAAAGGTTGATAAATCATATCCATTATTAATTAGGTCATACAATATTTCTAAATATTCTACTCCAACAGATATTACTACTGAACACGTTAGACAACAATTAAATCATTATATTAATGAAGAATATGGTCCAGGTGATTCCTCACTTATTAAAAATATGTATATTAAACTGGGACCACCTTTGGAAGTAACTTTTGTTCTTAAAAATAAGAGAGAGGAAACTCGTAGAATTGATAATATCGAATATATGATAAATAAATCTAGTTTAATTGCTGAATTAGCTAGTGTTATGGAAACTGCAAAAGACGAAGTCCAATTTAAAACAGTCAAAAATCCAATTTATGATCAAAAAATAAGTCCTGCTGAAAGATATAGAATGGAAGCCGAACGTAAATTACAACAAGGCGAACAACCTTCTGTTATGCAACTTAGTAATAATTCTGGAGAAAAACCAACTAATGCTGGTCCTCAACAAGTAACTCCAGATCAATCAGCAGCTCAAATAGCAGATTTACAACAATTACTAGCTAAACCAGGTCAAGTTTCCAATACAAATTTAAATAGTTCTTCAAATAATAAAAAAACAAATGATTTATATAAACAATTTCAAAATAAATAAATTATATCTTAAAATCAAAATTACATTTTAATTGAATTTCCACAATATATTTTCCTAATTTTAAATTTTACAATATATTTTCCTTATTTTACATATACTCAAAAATAAGAAATCTTATTACCTTAAAAATTAAATTTAGTAAATTATTAAAAAAGAGAATAAAATAAAAAGAGAAAGAAAAATATATCTATTAATACTAAATAGTAGTATGAACACTATCAGAAATTTAAGTTGTGTTGATATAAATAATAATTGTAATTTAATAAAACCAGCATCATTAGAAATATTATATGGAGTAAATCCAGAAACAGGAAGATTATTTAATAAACAGGATAGAGATGTTGTTATGAATACTTATAATAGAATGTGTAATACAAGTGAAGGAACTGTTGGAGTATGTTGTGATAAAATGGTTAGTTCAACTACCCAAGAAGCAAAAAAAATAGTAAACACAATTAGAAATAATTATCCATCTGCAAAAGTTAATAAGAGAAATGGTATTATAGAAAACATCGAACTTTCCAAAGTAAAGAAAAATGGAGCTGGATGGGAGCCTCTCACACCATATCTAATTTGTAAATTATCAAAAGCAACATTAAATCCAACAAAAAATCCAAATATATTTATAGCGAATAAATTAGTTCAGGACTGTTTCCTTGATAATTGCGGAAATCTGGAAAAGGAAATAACCGTAAAACATATTTTAGCCACCACAAAAAAAGATATGGATTATACTTATTTTGATGATTCCAAAGTTGCAGAATCAATTAGAGATAATAATAAAGAAGCAGTAAAAGACTATATTAGACAGTATCAAGTAGTTGATAATCCTCTTACTCATGATGATAGAAGAAATAGAATGATACATCTTGCTGCTCAACATAATAAAATTGGCATTGTTAATATGTTAATTGCTCTTAAAACAGATATAAATCAAAGAAATAAAGATGGCGAAACTCCACTTCATTTAGCTGCTAAAAATAACAGCATTGATGTAGTGTCTATTTTATTAAGTCAAGGTGCCGATACTAGAATTAAAAATAACTTAGGACAAACTGCTGCATTTATGGCTGTCGAAAATGAAACTCTTAATTTATTGAGATTAATGTATAATAACGGAACTAGTTTATTTGTAGTTGATAAAATGGGAAATAATTTAATTCACCACGCAATTAAACATTCTAAAAATAAAAGAGACAACGTAAATTTCCTAATCGAAGGAGGGGTATCTTTACATCAAAAAAATGCTAAGGGGGAATACGCATTTACTTTGGTTGATAAAGAAATAAAATCATTACAAAAAGAAGAAACAATGAAATCTAATAACAACAATAACCAAACTATAGAAAATTTTCAAGTTGTGCCACAAAAACAATCTGATTATTCTCCACAAATGTTGGATCTACTTTCGGTATCAACTAATATTAAAAAACAAATGTATAAGCAAAAATACGGGAATAAAGATAATATATTTTATGGAGAAACAGGACCTGGTTCTCCTGTAGAAATGTTAAACACTGCTTGTGTTGGCAAAGGTTTATCACAAGATTTGAATAAAAAAGAATGTGAGGAAGCTGGAGGACAAATTGTTAAAATAACCGAACCTTCAACTGTAATTCAAATCGGATACTATAAAGAAGGAGAATCCGAAGTAGAGAAAATAGACCCGGAAACTTTATACTATCCTAAACATAATAAATCTGGTTTAGCAAGAAATCTTCCTGATGAAATTGTGGAATTAAATAAATTAGTCAGAAACGGAATAACACATAATGCAAACAACAAAGCAAACAACAAAGCAAAAAATAAAGCAAACAACAAAGCAAACAACAAAGCAAACAACAAAGCTGTTAAAAAACAAGAAGAATCCAAAGAAAATATAGAAAAACATCCAGATATGAAAAAGGAAGATAACCAACAGGTAGTTGATTCGGTTAAAGAAGCATTAGTAAATGCCGAAAGATTCACAAATAAACTAAAAGAGGGATTTGAAAATCAAAAAAATAGTCTTACTCTTGGAAAAAATAAATATTTACTTTTAGCATTACTTGTAATTGTAATAATATGCATTGTATTAAGATTATAAAGACAGAAAAAATATAAATCATAATTTTTTATTTACTTTTATATAAATATTTGAAATCTAAAAATCTGAAAATCTGAAAATCCAAAAACCCTAGATATACAAATGGGTTGGCATACTATTTTCTTGCTTTCTTTCAGCGTGTTCTGGATTTTTAAGAAATAGTTTCATTCCCTCTTCCATATCAATATCATTTAATTTCTTTTTCGCATATTTTAAATTACCTTCATCTTTAATATCAAGAATACGACGGGCGTGTGCTTTTTTACAATATGCAAATAATGTAAGCATATCTCCTCCATTAAATTTGAAATAATCGATATTTTTTTCAAAGAAACCTACACTAATATCTTTTTCTTTCAATATACTCCAATTATTTTCTCGAACAACTTTGAAGAAAATTAACCTCAAATCACTCGGGCTATATTTGTTAATTTCAAATCTATGAGTAAATCTCCTTTCAAGACCCTCATTCTGGCTGAAAAATCTTTGTTTCAAGGCATCTTTATATCCAGCTACAATACATACTAAATCGTGTGGATGTTCTGATAAATAAGCTGTTAGAATATCAATAGCTTCTTTTGAATATGAATCTTTACCGCTAGCATCACCAAGAGAATAAGCTTCATCAATAAGAAGAACGCCTCCAACTGCCTCATCAATTTTTTTCCGTGTTTTAATAGCAGTTTGTCCAAGATAACCAGCAATTAAATCATCTCTCTTTACACTAACTACTTTATCCGATGTTAAGAATCCAAGTGCTTTGTATATTTTAGCAATTATAAATGAAATTTGAGTTTTGCCGACACCAGGTGGACCTTCGATTACGGTATGAAGCATATCATTATTTTTATCATCTAATTCTTGAAGGTAATAAATGATTTGCTCGAAAATAGTTTGCTTAACAGTTTCTAAACCAATCATATTTTTTAATTCTTGTAGTGGTTCTACAAGTTTATTTAATTGTTTCAAATTAATATTATGACGTTTTCTTTTTCGACTATTATAACTTTCTCCTAATTTAATTAAATCGTCCAAACTATTGATATTACCAAGCCATTCATATGGATATTTAGACATATCTTCTTCTGGTTCTTCCAATTGTTTTTGTTTTTCTTCATGATGCTTTTTTTCTTGTTCCTGTCGAATTGATTTATTAATCATTTCTTCTGGAATAAAACCATTTGTAACTAGATTTCTGAAAAATGGATCATTTGTAATCAAATCTTGAATACTTGTTGATGCATCTTTTCTTTTACTCGGAGATAATTTAGTTCTCTTTTTTTTGGGCTTATCATTTTTATTTTTCGTATTATCATTAGATTCATCTTCAGTTCTGTTGCCATTTGTTTCATCTTCAATTATATCATCATTTTTAGCAATTATAAATAAAGTTATTGGCGATTTAATAGGCGAAGATGTATCATTATCAGAATTGGTTTTGTTTTTTGTGGAATCAGTATTATCTTCTATTTTGTTATTTTTATTATTTTTTCTATTTTTATTATCATTTGAAGTATTTGGAATATCTGGAACAGAATAATTGGTTTTTTTACACCAACAATTATTACAAATATCACCTCTTTTTTGTGTTTTATTTAGGCAAATAGAACAGAAATCAAGTTTGCAATTATGACAAATTCTTGATTTTCTTGTTGTCCTTTTACGACATCCTCTACAATAATAATAAGGTCGATCAGGAGATTCCATAATATATAAGTATATAAAAATATAGTGTATTATCTTAAATTAAGGCTAAACAATAACATAAAAAAATTATTTAAAAAATTTCAATTTTTATCCAATTTTAATCCTGTAAATTAACAACTAAATATTAAATTTATTAATAACCTCCATTTATCATGGTTTTAGTCCTGGTGGTGGTCCTGGTGGTGGTCCTGGTGGTGGTCCTACTGGTCCTCCTGGTGGTGGTCCTGGTGGTGGTCCTACTGGTCCTCCTGTTCCTGTTCCTCTCCCTCTTGCTGTTGCTCCTGTTCCTGTTCATCTTGCTGTTGCTCCTCTTCCTCTTGTTCCTCTTGCTGTTGCTCCTCTTCCTCTTGTTGCTCTTGCTGTTGCTCTTCCTGTTGCTCTTCCTGTTGCTCTTCCTGTTGCTCTTCCTGACGAGGATAAGGCTGTATATAAATTATCACTTTTAATATCTGCTTCATTTGTTTTTTCAATCAATATATATTGCTCTATATCTTTTTTTTTATCGTCATACATTTTCACCAATCCATTTATTTTTTTTGGTTCACCTTGAATAACTATTTGCTGTATATCATTTAGATTATTATTAAGTCTATCTAGTATAGGTTCCATTTTTTGTATATCTTTCTGTATTTCATCTTCCTTACCCCCTTTATTAAATGGTTTCATCAAATCATCGCCACCAGTTACTTTATTTATTTCATAAATATTCATAGTATGATCACTTGGATAATTATCTGTTGGACTAGAATTAATATCATATTTAGATGTAACTGGAATTACATTATCTTTTGTTGGAGAATTTTCTAAATTGTATGGAACATGTTTTCCATCTATTTCAAAATCATGTCGAACATTTACATTATTAGAAACAAGATTTTTAGTCATAATGTAATCTAGCGTTTCGTAATTAGTTTTTAAACCATTAAAACCTGTGTTTGTTGGATAATATTTATTTTTGTCTTCATAATGAGTACCACTGTTTACATAATATAATTTCTCAAAATCCGATACACATCTTTTATGATAACTAGTTTTTTTAACTGGTGATGCAGTATGTATTTTGAAATTTTTTTCCAAATGTGCTTTTATTTTACTATTTTCTTCTTCTTGTTCTTTTATTTTTTCTTTAAAAAACTCTCCAATTTTTAGTGATTGATAAGTTCCATCATTATTTTTGTCGTAATAAATATCCTTTTTTACGTTTTTGGGATTTGGGTTTGTTTTTGTATCTTTTAATTTAGAATTCCCATTTAGTGTGTTCACATTATCTAGTTGATATTCTTCAAACTCCCAGTCATCAGTATTCCAACTTCCTGGATCACCAGCTGCCAAAACACCATCTTTAATTAATTTATTATCTTTAATTAAATCAGAATTGAAATCACCGACAACATAGATAGGAACACCATTAAATTCATCTAAATATTTTGATAAATATTTAAAATAATTCAATCTTTGACCACCAATTGGTTTTCCAGGTGCGTGAAT